ATTTCCATTGAGATATACTCACTTAATAGTGAAGTTAACTCAGCTTCTGCGTCTACAGAGTGATATGCGTTAAGATCTTGAGCAAATTCTGGAGTCCATTGTGCTTTTAACTTTCTAGTCTTAGCAACGATAGCCTCAGATGCAAGAGTTACGTCTATTTCTGGAATAACGATTGAAGTATCCACTGCTCTTCCTGATCCAGCTTCAAAGTCTCCTCTGTCGTTGTCAGTTGGCTGTTGGTGGAATACTACTGTATAGTCATCACTATCGTTAACATTGTAAGAACCAGTGTTAACTAAGAATGATACAGCGTTACCAGATACAGATGTTAATTCTGGGTTAGTTGTGATATCTACAGAAGCAGATATTAATCTAAATGCTCTAACTCCTTTTGCGTCAATTTTGTCATTGTTAACAAAAGTTGTAGTTACTTTTTTGTGTGCTACTTGCTTCACTGGGTCATACCCAACGTCAGCTAGTGCTGTTGAACCAGTACCTACTGATGTAAAAGCTTTAGATGATGAATTGATTGAGTAACCAAACTGTCCAGCTCCATAAAGACCTCCAGATGGGTCAGCATCTTTAGTCATTTTTGTAGAAGCTTCAGTTACGTTACCGTACATGTTATCTCCGTCAGTTCTTCCATTTCTAGTATCTCCATATTTGAAATCTAGATAGAATACAAGACCTGAAGGTAGATTCATTGGCTGAACAGAAACAAAGTCCTGTGCAGAGATTTGAGCGAATACCTTTCTTACTAATGGTAATGCAACACCTGCCCACTGCTCACCTTGACCAGCGGTAAAAGTACCACCAGTACCTGTAGTGTTAGCCTCAGCTACGATTTGCTTAGCTTGATTTTCAAGTACCATCGCCATGTTACCAGCGTGCTTACCTTCTAATCCTTCTAGCAATCCTGATGCAGCCCACTTTTCAGCTAACTTAGCAGAATCTTCTTGCATGTTTTTGTAAGATTGGTTAGATCCCTCTAACAAATTTTTAATTTCCATGATTAAGTCTATATTTAAAATTATTTAATTATACCAGCTAATTTTTGCATTCTTCGAACAGCATCAGATACTTCAGCGATTACTTCTGGTTTACTAGCTGTCGTTCCAGTTGCTTTTGATGCTGATCCTTTGTGTTCTTTAATTGTAGTCTCTTTTTTAGTACCTACATTATCAACTACAGTTTCGAAGACTAATTTGACTTCTTTAACTGTTTCTGCCTTATCGAAAGCAGCAATAACGTTTACTTTTTGAGACTCAGTAAGGTTGTTAGCCTTAAAGATTTTATTTACGTAGAGTAATTTAGCGTTAAGAATATTCACTTCGTTTAACTCTTTCTTAAGAGTTTCGATAGTTGCTAATGCCTCTTTAAGATCAGCTACTCTATTAATATTGTAGTCTTTTCCGTCTGATTCTGCATTAACTTGAACTGATGTGTCTTCTTCTACTTTATCAGTAGCTTCGTCCATATCGTCTTCTTTTTTGCCTTCTTCCATTTCTTTCTCATCTTCATGTTTACCTTCTTCTACTTCTGTTTCAGAAATAGCTTCAAGTTCTCCGATAAGTTCGTCTAGGTCGATTTCCTCTTCGCCTTCGCCAGCTTCAGGTTCCATTGCAGGCTCTTCCATACCAGCTTCGTCTCCCATTCCTTCAATATCACCAGCATCCATATCGTCAGCAGCAGCGTCTCCGCCTACTTCTTGAGCAATAATATCTCTGATCATATCTTTAAATTGGTCAACTGAAAGGTCTTTTAGATCCTCGTCACCTTCTGGCTCTTCACTAGCTTCTTCGCCAGCGTCATCGATTTCTGCTTCAGCTTCGTCCTCAGATTCTTCTGAGTCATCCTCTGCTTCGTCTTCTTCAGCTTCACCTACTGGTTCTACTTCTGTTAGGTCTTCCTCGATTGCTTCTTCTTTAGCTTCTTCCATTGAATCTTCTTCCTTTTTAGGAGCTTCTTCAATAGCTTCATCTTTAGAATCTTCTTTAGCAGGAGCTTCGTTAACTTCTTCTTCAGTTTCGTTTACTACTTCTTCTTCAACAGTGGAATCTTCCATCTCTTGAAGTTTAGCAGCTAACATATCTTTCAGATGAGGAGTTAAAGTCTCTTCTAAAGCTTCTTTAGCGTTAGCAATAGCGGCTTCTCTTACAGATTTAGCTTCAGCAATAGCTTGCTTGAATAAATCTTTATTTGCCATTTTAATAAAATTGTTGTGTGATTCGAACGATTATTGTAAATCGTTATGTGAAGTTAATTTTTCGTTTGATACAGTAGTAACTGCATATTCGTATATAAATATATACTAATTACGAAAACTAGGAGATAGACTTTAAGATTTCTTTTCCTACAACAGCAATGTCTCTTCCTTTAAGTGCTGATTTGGTCATACCTAATGCAGCAGAACTTACATCTGCTCCTCGTATTGCATCTAAAGCTCCTATACCTGCCTGAACTCCTAATGATGCTAATACTGCAATAAATAATCCTTTAGCAATTTGTTGCCTTTTTGCTTCATCTTTAACGAAAGGTTTTATAACTGTAGCAATTACATTAACCATTGCTTTTTCGTTATTATGAGCCCAATTATGAATAGCATCAGCTTTATCAGCTGCTTTATTTAAGTTAAGTTTTCTTAATACTTTAGCAGAATATTTACCTAACATGTCTATAACCGTATTAGATAATAGTAAATAACTTAATATAGAAACTGGATCAACAAACTCATTTAACTCTCCATCTTTTAATTCTTTATCAAGAACTGATTTTATTTGAAGAGCTAGTTGTTTTTCGTCACTTTCTAATATTATGCTAGATAATTGCATTATGCTCTTAATATATCGTTTATAATAGAATCTAAATTTGAGTATTTAGATACTTGAGCTTTACCCTCTTGAAGTGAAATAGGGTTCATAAATGCACCATGAGTAGAAGGATTAGATACAAAGTCCCAGCATACTAATTCAAAATCTGGTTGCACCTCTAATTGACCTTCGTTGGTTTGTTGAACTGATCCAGTACCTCTAGATGAAATACCAATAGTGTGACCGGCTTTTATAATTTCTTTAACAATATTACCAGCAGGCGTATTTAGTAGTTCTACTTTACCCATTAAGTCATCTCCCTTCCAATATAGCTCTTTTACTATATGAGATGCATTCTTTAACGATACTACAGGAGATTCTGGATGATCTAATTCACCAAAAGCATTTCCTCTTTTAACAAATTCATCAACATATTTTTTAGCCTCTCTTACTAATATATCTTTAGAGTAAACTCTACCGTTTTGATTTTCAGCTTTAGCTCTTTGCATAACCCCTTCAACCTCAAATACTCCAGGTCTAGTTTTCGACTCTCTTATAGTCGGCTTAAATGGTGTAACATCTACTAATAATTGTGCCATATTAATTTTTTTCGTTTACTGGTGTAAATACTGTTTCTTTTGGAGCCTCCATTTGAGTATAAGGCTTTTCAACTTCTGTTTCAGATATACGTTTTACTTTAGGCATATCTAATCCTCCATGAAATTGCTGTTTTGTAATAGGTCTTAAGTCTCTTTTGAAAGCATTTTCTATAGATGGTGCAATAAATGCTCCTACTTTTAATCCTTCTTCGTTTCTAACTTCACCTAAATCAGTATAAATCTTTTGAATCTTACCTCTTGTCTTATCGTAGAAAGATTCTATTTCTGTAACGATGTTTTGTAATGCAATAATAGCTGGTTTAAGTCCTTCGAAGTCTCCATAATCTTCAGCTATTTTAGCTAAATCATTAGTAGCAGCTTCGTTTATAGTGTTATCAGATAAAGTTCTAGTAATGATATTTTTTACAGCTTCTTTTAACTGCTTATCTTTACCCATCGCTTTCTTAATAGCTTTATCTTTAGCAGCCATATAATCATCTCCATCGATGTCTCCATCTTTGTCATGATCTTTACCTTTCTTTTCTGTTACTTCAGATTCATCTACATAATCTGTATTAACTGATAAGAAGTTATTATACTCATCTTCTACGTCATCCATACTCATTCCTTGAATATCATCTTTATGAGTCTTAATAAAGTCTTTTATAGAATCGTTTTTAGCTCCTTTAGATTTTAAGAAAGCAACTATACCTCCTAAAGTTTCTTTAAGAGTAGGCTCTACTACTGCTTCTTCTGCAGGAATAATATCTTCTTCTACTTCTGGTTCAACTCCCATTTTACCAGTAATTTGATCTATCATTGAACGTATACCTGTGTTCTTGATAGTAAGCCATTGATTACTTTCATCATGCCAGATATACCCATAATCAGCTCCCATACCGTCGATTTCCTCAGCAACTTCTCTTGCCATTTCTTCACCATCTTCAGGTAATTTTATCTTAGTTGGAGGATCACTATGAGTAGCTGATATATCTCCTGTATCAGGGTCCATTCCAGTTATATAGCCTTTCATTGCAATTTCTTTAGCTTTTTCATCATCGTTATAATGAGTCATAAGCCCTTTACCTAAGTTAGAAGGATAACCGTCGTAATGGTTATAAGTGGTAGTTAATCTATCTCCACTTACATATCCTATTAATGCTCTAGTACCTTCTTTTATTACTTCTTCATTAAGGTTAGCTTTTTTCATATCATTAAAAGTATCCTTTTGGTTATTTTTCTTAACCTCTTGATACTTGTCATGCTTATCTACCTTAGAAGATTCACCTGATAAAAGATTATAATAATGTAAAGGATCTTTAGCAACGTTATCTGTAGCTTTCTTTTTTGCTTTTTCTAAATCTTCAGATGTTACTTTACCTGATGGATCTATACCCATTGAAGTAAGTTCATATCTAATACCTCTTCTGACGGAATCATCTGAAATGTTGATAGTAACGTATTCTTTTTCCTCAAAAAGTAATCCTTTATTTTTTAAGATTTGTACTGTGTCAGCAAATCCGTTAAATTGTGTAATGTGTTGAGGATGTGCTAATCTCATTTGTCTAACAAACTCGGTCTCTGATATCTGACCTGATTTTATAGCTCTATATTTTTCTGTTACTGTTTTCATAAGTAGTCAACCAGTTTAGTATTTGATGGTCGTTTAGGACGACTAACCTGTTTATATCCAATTTTTTTCAATGTCTTTTTAGCTCTTGTAGCTTTACCTAAAAAATTAGGTGTTGCATACTGTGCTCCTTGTCCAGGTGTAAATGATGCTCCTCCTACATTAGTAGTGTTAGCTTCTTCTAACTCCTGCATTACTTCCCTAACCAACTGAACGAGTTCAGATTTTTTCATATTAAAGAGTTTTTAATTCCTTAACTAGGTCGTAATATTGCATTAAATTAATAAGGTGATTGTCAGTTATTTTCTCTTTTTTGGAAAGAGGTTTTATTGATTTAGACACCTCATCTAACTTAATTTTAACTACTTCATCTTTAACTTTTGCAGATAACTCAGATACTCTTTCTGATATATTTTTCAGTTCCCCATTAACTAAGGTGTGTAAACGTGTTTGGGAATTTACTGAAGTTATAAATTCTTTAAGTATATTCTTTTGTTCTGGTAAAAGATCTTTATATTTGTTGTTGAATTTTTCTAATAATATTTTAAACGTTAAAAGTTTTAAATCTTTATCGTATTTAGAATATTCTTCAACCAACGTATCTTTTACTTCTTCTGCATCTTGCTTTTCAGTAGTAAGGTGCTCTAATAAAGTAGATTTAAAGTTTACTAATAAACTAGGGTCTACTAATTCGTTATTATTTTGAGCTTCTAATAAACAGTATAGTGAAGCTAATGCTTTATAGTCTGTTACTTGAATAGAGAAAAAATCTTCTATATTATAGTTTTCCTTGATATCTGCTATAAGTCCGTATTTTTGCTCTTTAAGAGTTTTTCTATTAAGCTTTCTTGATATTTCCGTAATGGTAGACAATATAGTTTCAGCTTTATGCTGACCTATACCTTTGTTTTTAAGTATAAATTCATATAATTTAAACTCTCTAACAAGTGTAGACCTACCAGTAAAGTGCTTTTTAAGTATACTAACAGCAGCAGAATCCTTTCTATCAAGTGTGTCTGCAGCTATTTGCTTAACAAGTAACTCAAAAATTAAACCGGTATTACGGAATTTTGAATGTTTTATCTTCATTATACACGTTTACATTTATAAATATACATCAATTACCTAAATCCTTAATGTTGTCTTCATTTAGCAACTCTGATGTATCTTCTTCTTTTTTAGTAAAAACGATATTTTTAAGCATGTTTTTATTTTGAAGATATATTGTGTTAGTAGATTGGTTCTCCATTACGTTTTCATTGTCTGAAGGGTAACCACCTTTCATACCGTGTTGCCCTAGAGGATCTCTACCTCCTAGAGGATTATCTTGTGTACCATAGACTGAAGCTTTTTCTCTTGGTCTGCCACCTTCTGGTCCTGGCTGACCCCATTCTTGCTCTTTAGTATCTTCTACTTCAGAATAACCAGGAGGTAATGCTCCAGGTTCTCCACCTTTTGGTGTAGCAACAGATCTTCTACCGTACATAGATGCTAGATCATGAGGTGTACCATAAGTAACACCAGATTTAGCAGGATCGTTACCTTCTGCTTCAATTTGAGCATTTCTAAACATTCTTTTCGTATCCTCTCTAACTAAATCTCTCATTTCCATATACTGATCTTCTGACATATGGAATATATTTTCGTAGATATAATCCGTAGAGAACATTTTAGTATCGGTCATTTGAGCAGCTAGATCTACCTTTTCTTTTAGTAATGCTACTTTCTCTTGTTCGAATATTACAGAAGGAGTAGATAATCTAATTTCAAAATTAGTTAAACTTTCTCCTGTAAAACCTTGAGTGTATAAATGTATTAATGCTATTTTTGTAAGTTCAGATTCTAATATTCTTTGAACTCTTTCTACTGTTCTTGCAAATCTTATATCTTCTGCAGCTAAAGTAGCTTTACCTTGTAGGTCTCCTTCATAACCAAAATAAGCTTTTGGTATCTTTAAAGCAGCAAATAATTTAGACTGTAAGTATTGAACGTCAGTAGTACCGTCATAATCTAAACCTTTAGTAGTTTCTATTCTTGTAGAAGTATCTCCTCCTCTTACTGGAAGGTAATAATCTTCCATCATATTTTGAATATTAAACTTAAGGTTATAATTTCCATCTTGACCAATATAAGGTGTCTTTTTCATAGCACTTATAGTCTTCTGCATGAATTGATCAACTTCATTTGGTGGAATAGAACCAACATTAATGTAGAACATTCTCTTTTCAGGTGCTCTCATTATACGATGAATTAACATCGCATCTTCCATTAAGTTAGTCTGTTTAAATATCTTTCTAGCTGGTTCTAAATAAGATCTACCATAAGGTAAATAAGTAACATCTGATAATAATCTAAAGTGAGCAACTTCATAGTTATCAAAAGTTATATTTTGCTTATTAGGTTTTTTAGTAACCATAGGATCAGACGCTGCTGCAATACCGTCTATCTCTAATTCGAATCTTACTTCGTTAGGATTTTCAGGATCATATCCTTCATGTCTGATAATGTTATAAACCGTATAAGGTAACACGTTATATACTCCGAACTTCTCTGCTATCTCTAGCTTTAGGAAAAAGTCTCCGTATTTTAGCATATTACGTGTCCATGACCATAAATTAAACTCAACGTTTAATACGTCATAGAATAGATTGTATAATACTCTTTGAATATTTTCATCTGATGATTTAACTGATAATACCTCTCCTTGATCATTTTTGATAGTAGCTTCATCTGAAACTATATCTAAAGCAGAAGCTATAATAGGATCAGAATCCATTG